TTAAGACACCGCCCTTTCACGGCGGTAACGCGGGTTCGAATCCCGCACGGATCATCTGGCGCCATAGCCAAGTGGTAAGGCAAAGGTCTGCAACACCTCTATCCCCGGTTCAAATCCGGGTGGCGCCTTTCTGTTAGAAACCTTGATTTTACAGCATTTGTAGAATCGAAGGTTTCTTTTTTTATGTCTAAAATCAATAGCAATGCCGACTATCTGCCGACTATGAATATCAAAAACAGTTAAAAATGGCTTCAAATGATTGAAAACCCCAGTTAGATTTCTCTGACTGGGGTTTTCGGTAATTATATTTTTTTATGCGGTATTATTCTCCTTTTGCCCTGGAAAGAACATCATCCATAATTGAAGCAGCCTGTTTATTTTTAGATTTGATTGCATGGGTATATGTATTTAGTGTTACAGTTTTATCGCCATGACCGAGTCTACCGGCTAATGTGACGGCATCCATACCGTTTGCAATCAACAAGGTAGCATTTGTGTGCCGCAGCTCATGGAAGGTAATATGGGGGAGATTATGGCGTTCCAGAAACTTCTTCCACCAAACAGAAGGGCGCAGGGGAAAAATTTCAGAACCATCCTCATGTACGAATACCTTGTTTGACTGATGGTATTTTTCTCCTAATTTTAGCCGGTTAACAGCCTGTTCCTTTTTTAGCTGCTTAAGGATATAAATAGTATGGTCGGATAGAGCAATATCTCTTTCACCATGTTTTGTTTTTGGATCACCTTCGATGATGCCATATCCGGAGATGTACTGGCGTTGTCGGTCGATGTGAAGCATCTGATCCTCGAAGTTAATCATATCCCAGTCAATGCCCATTGTTTCGCTCAGGCGCAGACCTGTATCAAGAACCAGATATACGATGGTTCTATATTTCATAGGTTCATTTTCTAATGCAACACACAGCTTGGCCAATTTATCCTCATCATAGAAATCGAAATCAGCAGGAGCCGATTCAGGAGGCTTTACCCTACGGACGGGGTTTGATTCAATGACCTGCCAGTGTACTGCAGTTGTCATGATTGAGGACAGCAGTACATGATGGTGCCGGATTGTATTTGCAGATAATTTACCGTCTCCGTACTCTGTGAAGATGTCCTTTACCTGAACACCATAGTAGTATGCAATTTTCATTGCGGTATCTGTGTTGGTTTTATTTCCGCCTAATAAGCGGTGGTATGTTTGCCTGCTGATCTCCATAAGCTGGACAGCCTTACGTTTATCCTCTTCTTGCTCCATTGCTTTTATCAGCTTTCTTTTGGGGATATAGAGGACATCATTTCTTATGCCTTCTTTCGCCAGCATATTATAGAACTTAATAATATGATGTGGCTGAATCCTAGCCATTTTCAAATGACCAAGAGAAGGGATAATTCTGGTGTTGATTCGGGTTTTATATACTTTTAGTGTTGATGGCCGATATTCTTTTTCGGCATATTCTTTGAGCCAGATTTCAATGAATTCAGCAAGAGTAATTTTTTCGCCGTCTAAATAATTACCGGTTTTTACCTTATGCTCAAATTCATCAGCAATTTTTCTGATTTCATATTCCTGTTCTTTTTCGGACATGTTGCTAGGAAACTCTACTGTTTTATATTCTCTTATCTTTTTTCCATAGATATCATATCCGTTGGAAACGGTTATCTGATATATTCCGTTTCCTCGCTTTTTAATTGATGCCATGGTTATGTACCTCTCTAATTTTGAATCATCGTAGTGATATTCGGTGGGTTTTGCTTTCTGAAAAAATATGCTAGAATATCAAAAAGGAGATGATTTCATGAATATTGATGTGAATAGTGTTTTATACCTATTTCTTTTTATTTTGCCAGGAGCATTTTCAAAAATACTTAGGAGAAAATTTTCGCCTGTTAAACTATCCATTGAACAGAATAAAGGCAATCTGATCCAGACATCAGAAATTGTTGTTATCAGTTTTTTGATTTTCTGTTTGAATTGTCTTGTAATTAAGGGATACAGATACATCAGAGACGTTTCGGGTCAATTCAGCGTGATTGAAAATCTCTCTCGAACGGATTTTCTGATAAAATATATCCTGTTGACATTTGTTATTACAGCTCTTTTTACATGCGGATATTTTTATTTTGACAAGTGTGTTTTATCTAAAATTATCAACCTGACTAATAAGTGGATGGGCAGACCTCAAGAAACGGAAAAACATACTCTATGGGAAGAAGTTTTTGAAACAAATCAGTTTGAAGTTTTTCAGGAAGATAATATCATAATCGGTGTAGAGAAAGACGGAAAGGAAATAGCATTTGGTGTGCTTGATAAATATCCATCTCCGAGCACCGAATGTGATGATATTATTTTGAAATATGGTTCTATCCTCAAGGAGTATATGGAGGAGGATAAATATAAGCCCATTCAGGAAAAACGTATCGGAAGAGTAGATTTCGAATACGTGATTTTCAGCAAAGGTATCACTTTGAAATTCTATAATAATGAGAATTACAAAAAATACCTAAAAGATTATTATTCAGGTCAAGAATAATCATTTTTTTGCAGGTGGAACGGAAGAGGACGGGTTTCTATTTTTATCCCCTTTATTTGTTGAATGAGTGGGGGGAGGGGTAGAAGGTTTGTTTCTTCCGTTGTTGCCTTCAAATAGAACTTTATAATTTTTATCCATGTATAATTCCTTCTTTCTATTGAGCCCCTGCGTGTTGTAGGGGCTTTGTGGTGTTTTAGGAGCGGTGTCATCGACCATTTCCTTGGCGATGGCTTCTACCCGTCCGAGGAACTTCAGCTGTGTGCGTTTGTCAAACTGGTGAAGAAGTGCTAAGATTTCTTTTTCGTTTTCTTCAATTTCTTCTTTTTTTCCGAAGATAAGATAATCTGCCGAAACTTTGAAAATTTCGCACATTTTTATTACCTGTTCAAGTGTGGGACTTGATTTTTTATTTTTCCAGTCTGTTAAGGGGCTTTTTTTAATCCGAGCATAGATCCTAAATCTTTTCCGGAAATGCCCAATTCATCAGTTTTTTTGATGATTCTTTCATACATTTTTGATCACCTGTATATTTACGGCGGTTCATCTATTTCCTTAAAATTGATGAAAATTATATTTCCTGTTCTCTTTAGTTCGCGGCAGACTTTGGCGTTTTATGTGCAGCGTAATCAGCCATTTCCATGGCGATGGCTTCTACCCGTCCGAGGAACTTCAACTGTGTGCGCTCATCAAAGCGGTGAAGCAGCTCCAGGATTTCTTTTTCATTTTCTGTCAGTTGTGGCTCAGCGGTTACAGCGGGTTCTTTCCCTAAGAGGATGTAATCTGTTGTGACACCGAAGTAATCAGCGAGTTTAATTACAGCCTCAGTAGAGGGTTTTGCTTTTCCTTTTTTCCAGTCTGTTATTGCGCTGTTGGAAAGTTCTAGTTTTTCGGTTAGTTGCTTGCCATTTACTTTACGCATTTTCATAAGATTAAGGATTCTATCTATCAACAAAATCCCTCCCTCAAAAATAAGATTCTTTCATACATTTTTGATCACCTGTATATTTACGGCGGTTCTTCTATTTCCTTAAAATTGATGAAAATTATATTTCCTGTTCTCTTTAGTTCGCGGCAGACTTTGGCGTTTTATGCGCAGCGTCATCAGCCATTTCCTTGGCGATGGCTTCTACCCGTCCGAGGAACTTCAGCTGCGTACGCTCATCAAAGCGGTGAAGCAGTTCCAGGATTTCCTTTTCATTTTCTGTTAATTCCTGAGCTACAGGAGCAACAGCGCCAGTTAGAAAATATTCTACGGATGTTCCAAAATATTTAGCTACATCATGGAGTATGTTTGCTCTTGGCATGTTGGTTGCCCATTTTGAAATTGCACCATTGCTGATATTCAATTCTTTTTCGAGCTTTGAAATACTGATATTTTGGGTATCGCACATTTCCTTAACTCTTTCATAGATGTTCATAAGATACATCCTCCTTGATTTCAGAAAAAAATCTATATAATGCAGAAATAATTCTAAATTATTATTGACACATAGAAAATTTTCTAATATAATGCAAGTGTAAGATACAAATAACAAATACAAACGCATTAAAAAGAAGTAAGTGAATCAAGAAGCGACCGGGAAAAACCGTACCCAGGCGGTGCAGTTGCCGAAAGCGCCCGATACCGAACCCCATATCCCTGTGACACTACAAACGAAGAAAGAATAGTCAGGAAGATGAGTTCGGGGTCACTTCTGCTAAAGCAGAAAACAGCATTTACTTTGACATTCCCCCGGCGGTGTAGAGGACATCTGTTAAGAGTGCTCTGAACACTCGCACCGCTTTTCGGCCTTTGCTGTGATGGGTGGTCTTCTCCTGTTGTCAGGGCGACGGTGGAGATAAGAAAAATGAATCACAGCAGCGGGAACAGTAGCCAGCCTATCGCTTGTTCCCGACTTAGGATCCTTAGCTCAGCAGGTCAGAGCATCCGGCTCATAACCGGAATGTCCTGGGTTCAAGTCCCAGAGGATCCACTCTGCTGGCTCCGTAAAATTAAACAATATCGATGAAAAGGTCGCAGAATGTAAACCGGGTTACACATAGAACTTTTCAGGAAATAAACCTCTGTTCAATGATAGTCTTTCTCAAATGAATTCTTCACAAGAAATACCACGGAGCCAGCACCAAGCACCTATCGTCTAGGGGTAGGACATCTGCCTTCCAAGCAGAAAACACCGGTTCGAATCCGGCTAGGTGCTTTTCCTCTCGGTGCGGGAGGAGATGTTTTTTTACTTAAAAATAATACATTTGTATTATTACTATTTTAAGCAAAGCACAGATGAAAGTCAATGATTCCAAAGGGAGAGGAGGCGCAGATATGGAAAAGAGAGTACAGCCGGAATGGGGAAAAGAGGTGCGAAAAGTCTTGATTGAAAGAGATATGTCAATCAATGACCTTGCAGAAAGTATTGGGATGTCTCGTACCCACGTTTCGGCAGTGGTAAACGGCAGATTGCTGAGCGAGAATGCAAAAGAGAAAATATGTAGTTTCCTCGGAATTGAGGAATAAAAAGAACCGCCGCAGGGAAAGGGGCGGCGGTTTTGTAGCAGGCTCGCGAGTAAGCCGAGAAATGATTTCATTTCCATCATTATAGCAAGGAAAGGACTGTGGGAAAATGGGACAACGCCCGACAAAAGCGGCAGGGAATATATACTGCCAGTGCCGGAAAAGGGCGGCACAGTACAATGACAGATTGAACAGCCGTGAAGGTGCTGCAGAACTGCTGGGTGTGTCGCCATCAACAATAGCAGATTATGAGTTGGGGACAACTAAGGTGATACCTGTGGATAAAGTGGTTTTGATGGCTGATATCTACAATGCACCTGAATTAGAGAACTATTACTGCAGGAATGAATGTCCAATCGGGAGAGACCTTCCGATTGAGGCAGGATCCATTGAGCGGGTAACGGTTCAGTTTATGAAGCATCTGAATCCAGACAAATTGGTTTCTTTGCAGAAACGTCTGGTTGATATTGCCGAAGATGGTGAGATTACTAAGGATGAAACAAAAGACCTGAGAGATGTTCTGAAAGAGATAGATACAATGGAGAAGGTCTTGCAGGGATTATTGCTTCTGGGAGAAAAGGTGCTGAAAGGAGGCGTTACAGAATGAAGTTATTGACAATTAAAGAGGCAGCTACCGCAACTGGCTTAAAAGAGTGTGAATTGCGCCTTGGTGCCAAGCAGGGAAGATACCCCTATATCAGAAGTGGCAGGGGCGGAAGAAATGCACCATATTTCTTTGAACTGGGATTGCTGGAGAAGGCAATCGAGGAGCAGGCGCAGCAGAATATGTTGGAGGCTAAGAAGGCTTTTGAAGAAACGATTGCGAATATGCCAACCCAGCAGAAACGATATGTGCCGGGAACGCCGTATAGATATACGGAAAGAGAGCGTCCTTTGAGACCTGATGAAATAGAAAAACGAAAGATGTTATATATTGCTGAATAAAGGGAGGGAGCAAAAATGTATCATACTTGCGAGCACTGTGGGGCTAATCTTGATCCGGATGAGAAATGTGATTGTCAGGATAAATTAGAGCAGAGAGAAGCGGAACTGCAGAAGATGATGGAAGTGGATAAGAAAAATAAAGACTTCCCTGGGCAGATGAAATTAGTGATTTGAAAGGAGAAAACATGATGTATGAACAGAGATATATCGAAGGTATGTGCAGAAATGCGATTCTTCGGTATAAGTGTGCCAGAAACAGAAAAATCCGCAGAATGCTTAAAATTACTGTATTTACGATTTCCGTTTGGTTTTTCGTTGCAATAGCCATTTTATGGTTTGCTGTACTGATGCAGGATTTAGCCTATGTGGAGCGTGGATATTACGCCTTGGGCGGGGAACTGATTGTTGTTCTGGCTTATTCGGTTGTTTTGATTTACATAGCTGACCGATTCAGCGCATGGGTTGTGAGTCACCTGTGAATTTGTACAAGCTTTATACAGAAAAGAAAAAGCCCCTGCTGAATCAGCGGTGGCACGCTTTGGCAAGGGACTTTAGGAAAAAATATATAAAAAGCATAGCATAAACAAGTGTAAAAGTCAAAAGGAGGAATCAGGATGATAGTTGGCGTGAAATACAAAAACGAAAGGACCGGTAAATATGGTGGACGGGCATATTCCTATAACTGTGAGTTAGAGGATCCGAAGGATGGAGATGTCGTTGTTGCCCCGGTAAAAGATGGCGAATGCGAAGCTGTGATTGTGGAGTTGGATGTTGATCCTGCAACTACGGAAGGCATCCAACTGAAAACAATTACAAAGCGAGCGGAAAATGCAGCGGATAAGGCAGAAGGCGAAGGAGAGCCTAAAACGGTAAATGTCAGTCTGGATGATTTGGCCTTGCCAGATTCGGCTCATCAGGAGGCACCTTCTATCGAAAACGCTATTGTATTGAAACAGCTTCCGATTATTGAGGATCGCATGAGGGAGTTGGGGGGCGCAGTAAAAGAGAGAGTAATGCAGGCGTGTTCTTTGGTATGTACCGAGGATACATATAAAGAGATTAGAAAGGTTCGTGCACAGTTAAATAAGGAATTCAATGAACTGGAAGAACAGCGCAAGAAGGTCAAGAACGCCATTTTGGACCCGTATAAGGCGTTTGAGAATGTTTACGATGAATGTGTAGCAAAACCCTACAGACAGGCAGATAAGCAGCTTGCAGAGAGGATTCGCGGCGTTACAGACGGTCTGCTGGCGGAAAAGACCGACGAAGTTTTGAAATACTTTGAGGAATATCGCACATCAAAGGGACTGGATTTCCTTGAGTTTGAACATGCAAACATCAGAGTCACAATGAGTGATTCTTTGAAAAAGCTGAAGGAGAAAGCGAAGGACGTTATTGATCATGTGGCGGCCGATGTGGATGTGATTCGTAGTATGGAATATGCCGAAGAAATTCTTGTGGAATATAAGCAGGATTTTATGCTGAATGCAGCGCTTAGTAGAGTGAAAGAAAGACATAAGGCAATAGAAGCCGCAAAGGCGGCGGAGGCTTCCAGAATGGAAAGAGCCATTTCGCAAAAGAAGGCGGAGGAATCCGTACAGAAGGAAATCGAAACAATGCAGAAAGAAGAGCGTACCGCTATATTGGAAGCACCTATGGAAAAGCCTTTAGAGACAGAAGTAAAGAAAACAGTTCCAGATGAAAAGCCCGTTACCTATACAACGGCATTCCGAGTGGTTGGTACACTAGAACAGTTAAAAGCGCTGAAGCAGTTTTTGAATGAAGGAGGTTATGAATATGAGCAGCTCTGATACCCGAAAACCGAAATTTTCTGTTGCAATCACAACGGGCGGATTTCAGAAAACAATCAATAATACTTTAGGTGATCCACAGAGAGCAAAGAAATTTATTAGCAGCATTACTTCTGCTGTGGCAGTTAATCCGGCTCTGCAGGAATGTGAAGCGAGCAGTATTTTAGCAGGGGCGCTTCTGGGGGAGAGCATGAATTTGCAGCCCTCTCCTCAACTGGGACAGTATTATCTGGTTCCTTTTAAAATCAAGGAAAAAGTAGATAGAAGAACAGGACAGGTTATTGCTCCTGCTACTGTTAAGGCACAGTTTGTACTTGGATATAAGGGATATATTCAGTTAGCACTGCGTACAGGACAGTATAAGAAACTGAATGTTATTGAGATTAAAGAAGGCGAATTGAGAAGTTTTGATTATCTAAACGAAGAAATTGAATGTGTGATGATCAACGATTTCGAGGAAAGAGAAAATGCGGAAACGGTTGGTTATTATGCCATGTTTGAATATATGAATGGCTTCCGCAAAGCAATGTACTGGACGAAGGACCAGATGATGCGCCATGCGGACAAATTTAGCCCTGCATTTTCAGCAGAAGCATATACAAGACTGAAGAATGGAGAGATTCCTGACAAGGAGTTATGGAAATATTCTTCCTTTTGGTATAAAAATTTTGATGATATGGCAAAGAAAACTATGCTTCGTCAGATCATCAGTAAATGGGGAATTATGTCCGCTGAGTTGGTATCTGCTATTGAGCATGATAATAAATTTATGCAAAACCAGGGGGCCAATATTGTTGAAGAGAACATCGAAGAACCTGCAATGGATTCTATGATTGGCAGTCCCCAGAACATTATTGACGAGGATCCTGTAACAGAACCGCAGAACATCAATTTTGATGATATCTAAGGAGCAAAGCCATGAAAAAAATAAAGATGGACTGTGGCCACATTGCATACAAGGTAAGCCGGCAGGAAGTCATGTTGCTGGGTGGATGTGGTATTTGTGATGATTGCAATACATCTGCAGAAACAGGATACCTTGTGCCGGTCCTAAACCGTTGGTTATGTCCAAAATGCTATGAAGATTTTAATAGAAGAGCAACCTTTTATCCAGAAGACCTTTGGGCGGAAGAGTGTAACAGTAAATATTATGAAAGCGTTATACCTGTAGATGGGGGTGAGAAAGATGGATGATTTCAACTATCAAATCATCCGCAGCGGCAGTAAAGGAAATGCTGTGATATTGGGTAACAGTATTATGGTAGACTGCGGCGTACCGTGGAGAGCGATAAATGGACCGCACAAACACCTTGCTTTAGTTTTGCTCACGCATATCCATAGTGATCATTTCAAGCCATCGACAATTCACAGGCTTGCAAATGAACGTCCCATGCTTCGTTTTGCCTGTGGGCGGTGGTTGCTTCAGCCGTTGTTGGATTGCGGAGTGGAACCCCACAGGATTGATGTAGTGAGTTCTTCATCGACATTTCTGTACCGCAGGCTTTGTGAAATCACGCCGATAGATTTGGTTCATGATGTTCCTAATATTGGATACAAAATTACGATGTTAGGTGAAGATGAGAGTCCGATAAAGAAGATTTTTTATGCAACGGATACAGGAAATCTAAACGGAATTACCGCTCCTGACTATGATTTATATTTACTGGAAGCCAATTATGGCGCAGAAGAAATAAAGAAACGTCTGGACGATAAGAAGGCAAATGGTGAATATGCCTATGAACACAGGGTAATGAAGACACATTTATCCTTAGAGCAATGCAATGACTTTATTTATGCCAATATCGGTGCTGGTGGGGAATATGTATATCTCCATCAGCATGAATAGGAGGGAGGAAGGAGCAGCATGGGTACGATCATTCCTGGAAGAATCATTGGAGCGGATGCAGATGGAATTACTGTTTATGCAAACTTTACTAATTTTGAGTATCTGATGGATAAAGAAGTCTGTAACTGCGAAGTGATTCTAAGGGATGGCCGGCAGCTGAGCCCATCCCAGAGAAATAAAATTTTTGCATTAGTGCAGGATATTACAAAGCATATCAGTGGTGGACAGAAGTCAGAGGAATTCTATGAAACACTGACTTCGATGCAGTTGTTATATGTGATTGATTTGGAAGATCGTGAAGAGATTCGTAAGCGGCTTACATATAACTACTGCCAATTAAGAGGCATTGACCTTTTCAGCTTAAAGGAAAGAAGCCCTGATACTATCGATATGACAACGGCTGGCGATTTTATCGATTGGTTGGTTGAATTATGTATTATCCATGGAATTCAATGCTCAGACAGCCTTATAGAACGGTGTGAAGATCAGCAAAGGTATTTGTATGCTTGCGTAATGCAGAAAGTGTGCTGCATTTGTGGGCAGCCTGCCGACATACACGAATATGATACGGTAGGCATGGGCAGAGAACGGAGAACAATTCACCATGAAGGTCAGAGGGTACAGCCATTATGCCGTAGACATCATATAGAGGTGGGGCAGATTGGGCAGAATGCCTTCGATCGAAAATATCATGTTTCATGGGTCAGGTTGGATGCAAGGGCTTGTGAACAATTGAAATGGAAAAAATAAATGTGTGATTGCGTGGTATGGCCGTTCGGAAGGGTTGCCATATTGTGCAGGCCAAAACAGCATAGGAAAGCAGGTGTGCTCCATGAAGGAGGGGTTGGACTACTTCTATCTGGTGTGTAACCAAGGAGATAAATTAAACCTGATAGAAGCTGAATTTGGCATCACTGGATTTGCAGTAGTAGTGAAACTTCTTCAGAAAATATATGGGGAGAAGGGCTACTACTGTAAATGGGACGATGACGTTGCGCTTTTGTTCGCAGACCGGGTATGCCGGATGCAGGGTGGGGGCGTTGTGTTGGAAATCGTAAAATGTGCGCTTCGAAGAAAGTTTTTTGATGAGGGAATGTTCCAGAAATATGGCATTTTAACATCTGCCAGTATCCAGGAATACTATTTTGAAGCGGCTAAACGGAGAACATCTGTAAAGGTGCATGAAGAGTACCTTTTATTAAGTGATGCCGAAATTCCGAAAAATGTAAGCATAATTCAAAAAAATGCAGACAGAAATGCAAAAAATGCAGACAGAAATCAACAGAGGAGAGTAGAGGAGAGTAGAGCAAATAAAACATTCTCTAAAGAGAATGTTTGCGCAGAGCCAGAATCTGGCACTACGCAGCAACCAGTGCAACTGCTTTTGAATGATGGTTCAGCGTATTCTGTAAAACAAGCGGAGATCTCATTATATCAAGATACATATCCCAATGTAGATGTAATGCAGCAGTTGAGAGAAATGTCTTTATGGTGTATCGATAACCCCAAGAAGAGGAAAACAAAAAGTGGCATTAAACGGTTTATTTCTAACTGGCTTGGTAGAGAGCAGGATAAAGGGAATAGGTTTGTGACGCAGAAGGCGAGTCAGAATAAATTTTGCAATTATACGCCGTCCTATACAAATGACACTATAGAAGATGTTGAACGGTTAGAACGGGAAATGAGAATTCGAGAAATAAATACAGATGGATAGGGGGAGATTCCTATGGGAATTAGGAAGAGACTGACGCAAAGCAAAGAGAAGAAGACATACCATACAGATATTTTGGTTGCTTTGCAGGCTTATGAAGATACGGGGATGACACCCCGGGAAATAGAGAAGATGAGAGATAACAGGGAAAACTCAAAGGTTGTTAATCCGGAGCATGCCCCTGAGCCAGAAAAAGCAAAATATGCTTTACCGGGCTGGTTTCAAAAGACCATGCGACAGCGTAGAAAATGTGTGGGGATGTCTATTGAATATCTGGCTAAAATGTGTGGAACTAATTTTGACACTATAAGGAAAATGGAAACAAAGGAGAATTTTGCAGTTATAGAGGACTTGGTATATATGGTGTGCAGCGTACTTGGTTTGACAGCATCCTGGGAGCAGCTGCAGTCTGATGCAGGGATAAAGGAGATCAAGGAGGGATAACCCTGTGAAGTATAAAAATGAATTGGAGAGATTACTGGAGATTTCAGTAGCCAGAGTACATAAAGAGGGTCATGCTTATATCCGGAAAATGGATAAAGGATTGCGACCATATAAAAATAGAACTGGTGCATATCTCAGTGATGGCAGTTTAAGAAGATGTGTATATCCCCCTTATGTGGGAGCAATTAAGGGCGGTCAGATGATTGTATTTGACATCGTTGCCGCGAAGGGGCAGGCGGTAAAAAGGAGCACCCTTTCTTTAGAACAAATAGAAGCCTTGGAAGGATATAGAAACATGGGGGCGAAGGCATATATTTTTATTTCCTTTGGTGATGGAAGAAAGTTTTATCGGGTGCCCGTTAGAGTGTGGAAAAAACTAAGAGAATGTTCTAGTAGAACCCTTATCATGATGAAAGATATTTCAGAATTTGAAGTGAAGTTCTGCAATGGAACCTATGATTTTTTCAGTGGATTATTGGAGGGATAAGTATGCTGGGGGTAACGATATATGACACGAAGTTTTCTATAGACAGAGGAAGTTTACCGCACAGTTTCAAAAAAGAGGGGGATCCTTATTGGGAGAATTTTAAAGACCTGATGCGATTTCTTGGTTCTATTGGATTTTATGTGGGTGAGGACAAGGAGGTTAAAAAGAGATTTCCGACCTTGAATATGACACATAGAGCCGGTGGATTTGATGATTTGCGCTTTAAAGCAGAATATGCTGCAAATCGTTTTGGAATTGAATTTTATCAGGATGTATTCCATAAAAATCCACATGGGGGATTTTATGATTTTGATAAATATGAAAAAATGCCGTATCTGATACAGAAACGGTATGACTGGACACTGGAGAAACTTCTGAAATATTTTGAAAAATGTGGGTATTCCATAAAATTTCAGCAGAACACCTGCAAGGGCGCAGCATTTATCATCAATGATTATATCCGCAGTTGGCATCATCCGCAGGAAAGATGGTTTTCTCTGAAGGATGTGGACGGACAGACTGTTTCCAAAAGCAACAGCACAGACAGGGATGGAAATATGTTGCAAAATGGTGCAACAAAATATTTCCGCGACTGGAGTGGGTATCTGATGCGGGGAAAGGTATACCACAATATTAACAATATGTGGTGGGTTCTGATGGCAGATGGACAAGTGAGAAACATTGCTTGCTTTAATTTATTTGACTTGCTGGAGACGGACTTCAGGGGAAGAAGAAAAACACACCGACCGCCGCAGGAATACGTGGAACGGAAGAGACAGCTTTCTCTTTGTAGCGTGAATGAATTGAAAAATGAGTTGAAGCGCAGAAAGCAGAGAGAGTTAAATGCTTGATAGATTGAAAAGGTTGGTGAAACTATGCCAAGAGAGAAACAGCGTATAAGTAGCGTAAAGGATAAAGGTTTGAACGAGCAGGAACGTTTAGAACTGGCTAAGCTGCTGATTAAGGCAGGATATGTAGTAAAAATCGGTAGAGAGAAACCGCCAGGAAAGAATAGTTATGTGTATTACGTTGAATATTGGGAGGATAGAGCAGAATGAAGAAGAAAAACTGCAGAATGACAGAGAGTGAACGCTTGATGCATGATCGGGCAGTCATGGTACGGAAAAAGACAGATGAGCAGTTATGTGAATATTTGGATAGTTTGGCGCATCATGACTCTGTACAGGAAGAACCCAGTATTGCTGATTTTATTGATTTATTGATTCAGAAGGCTGGTACAGGAAATGGAATTGGTAAAGCAACAGTGGAAAAAATCAAGCATTTTGCTATGAACGAAGGATTTATAAAAGAGTAAGTGAAGGTGGTTTCGTGAAGCAGCTTTGTTTTTTTGAGGAAATGATAATAGACAATTTCGCAGGCGGAGGCGGTGCGTCAACCGGAATAGAGCTTGCTACAGGCAGAGCGGTAGATGCAGCCATCAACCATGACCCTGATGCAATCCTGATGCACCAGACGAATCATCCGCACACAAGACATTACTGCGAAAGCGTATGGGACGTAGAACCATGGGAAGTCACGAGAGGCAGACCTGTCGGGCTGGCGTGGTTTTCGCCGGACTGCAAGCATTTTTCCAAGGCGAAGGGCAGTAAGCCGGTTGACAGAAATATTCGCGGTCTGGCATGGATTGTGCTGAAATGGGCGGGGACGGTTAAGCCGAGAGTTATCATCTTGGAAAATGTGGAAGAATTTCAGACATGGGGCCCGGTGCGAAAAGGAAAGCCTGTGAAAAGTAGGCGCGGCGAAACCTTCCGCAAGTGGAAAGAGCAGCTGCAGGCGTTGGGCTATGAGATAGACCATCGGGAGCTGGTCGCAGCGGACTATGGCGCGCCGACCATCCGAAAGAGATTCTTTCTGATTGCCAGATGTGACGGCAAGCCGATTATCTGGCCGGAACGCACCCATGCGCCGAAGGACAGCGAAGAAGTAAAAAACGGAAAATGTAAGCCATGGAGAGGGGCGGCGGAGATTATCGATTGGACGATACCGTGTCCGTCCATTTTTGACACAACGGATGAAATCAAAGAAAAATACGGTATCCGGGCTGTGCGCCCTTTGGCGGTAAATACACAGAAACGCATTGCAAGGGGTATTGAGAAATTTGTGCTGCAGAATAAAGAGCCGTTTATTGTTCCTATTGGTTACGGGGAACGGAAAGGACAGGCACCGAGGGTGCATGACATCAATGAGCCGTTAAGTACCATTGTCGGGAGCGGCAAACAATACCTTGCGATGCCTTCTCTGATTCAATATCACACAGAGCAATCGGAAAGGGTAAGAGGGCAGGGGATGGATGAACCGATAATGACGCTGGACGCGGCGAACCGATACGGGCTTTCTGTGGCATATCTGGCGGAGTACTTCCGGAACGGCAGACCGCTGGATGTGAAGAGTCCCTTACATACCTCGACCACGAAGGGCAGGGAATGTGTTGTGGAGACCTTTATTTCCAAGTTTTACAAAACGGGCATCGGGCAGAAGCCGGACGAGCCTTTGCACACGGTTACAACATCCGCAGGGCATTTCGGCATTGTCACAGTGAAAATGAACCGGTCGGAAATGAATCTGCATCACTGGAACGAAGTCAGAGAACTGCTGAATGCGTACTGTGGGTATGCAATCGCGGAGGATGAAATCCTGCTGCTGGATGTCGATGGGACGCTGTATTTCATCAGTGACATCGGACTGCGGATGCTGACACCGAGGGAACTGTATGCGGCAAATGGTTTTCCGCCCGATTATATCATCGACCATGATTACATAGGGAAAGCCTATGGCAAAACAAAGCAGGTCGCACGTTGCGGAAATGCAGTGCCGCCGCCGTTCGCGGAAGCTCTGGTAAGGGCAAATCTGCCGGAGATGTGTGGAAGGCGGTTTGAAACCATGCAGGAACTGTATGGGGCGATTTAAGGAGCGGGCTTATGAAAGCAATATTAAAATACCCGGGCAGTAAGTGGCGTATTGTGGATTGGGTTATATCCTTCTTTCCGGAGCACCACAGTTACCTTGAGCCGTTCTTTGGGAGCGGAGCAACCTTCTTTCAGAAGAAACCGAGCAACATAGAGACCATCAACGACTTGGACGGTGAGGTTGTGAACTTTTTTGAATGTGTACGGCGAGACCCGGAGCGTCTGGCGAGAGCAGCTTACTTGATGCCATACAGCAGGCAGGTTTATGATGCAGCTTTCACACCTGCAGAAAATGATTTTGATGCAGCGGTGAAGTTCTGCGTGCAGGCAAATATGGGATTCGGCTTTCGCACTTCCAGAATAAAGGCAGGCTGGAAGCTGGATGTGCAGGGTAGGGAGAAAGCCTATACCCTGAACGATTGGAATGAACTGCCGGAACAGATTATTTTGGCGGCGGAGCGGCTGAAACACGCGCAGATTGAATGCAAGCCTGCGGCAGATGTGATAGGACGGTTTAATTTTGAAAATGTTCTGATTTACTGCGACCCACCGTATCTGTTGGAGACGCGCTTTGGAAAGCAGTATAAGAAAGAAATGACAAGACGGCAGCACGAGGAATTACTGGACGTTTTGCTGAAAAGCAAGGCGAAGGTTTTACTCAGCGGATACGAGAGCGACCTTTACAATGATGCCTTGAAAGATTGGCACAAAGAGAAAATATGGAGTGCGGCCAGAAATTCTTCAAAGAAAAAGCAAGAGGTGCTTTGGATGAATTTTGAGCCGATGCAACAGATGCGGTTGTGAGGAGGGAGAAACATGGCGAAACGATACGGAGACGCACAGAATTATGAAGTGAAGCTGGAAAAGGTCATGGGAAGGCTTGGTGTGGAATCCTACGATTACGATTGGAGCCGGAAGGAGTGTTGGGTAACATTTGCATACAAAGGGCAACAATACCGTTTTTCGCACAGCTTAGATAATGCCAAAGCTCATGGCGTTGATGTAACCTATGGCTCTGATCTGTTTGCGCAGGTGGTGCTTTCGCTTGAGGATTTGGCGCGCATGGTCGAGCGTGGGATTTATGACCTGAGCACATGGGTGGCAGGGATGCAATGTTTACCTGTGCCAAAGAAAATTCCGGAGTGTTTTGTCATTCTGGGATTTGAAAATATCCCAAAGACTGTCGAAGAAGTAAAAGCAAATTGCCGTAAATTGAAAAAGGTATTCCACCCGGATAACGGCGGCTCGGAGACGGATTTTGTTCGGCTGATGGAAGCGGAGAAAAAGGCACTGGAATATTTGGAGGGACAAACATGACAGAGAAAGAGGCTATAGAATATTTGAAAAGTCGTTATTTGGTGGTTGGAAGTTCTCTGAACCTACCGAAGGAAGAATGCGAGAGACATAATGCGGTTATTGATATGGCAATCCATGCACTAGAGAAGTGTGTGCCAAAAAAAGTTATGAATAAAAAGGCATTAGTAGATTTCTGTGGACGAGTCTATGAAGAAAGAGGAGATTGTCCGGTTTGCGAATGCCCTGCGGATAAGAACTATCAGGATTGTTGCCGTTTATGCGGTCAGAAACTGGATTGGGGTGAGTAATGAAAATGAAGGGTGGTTTGGATTGCGAAGTATGCAAGAAATTTGCAGGGCAAAGTGGAAACTGTAGACTATATCGCAGAAATTGCCTTGCATTTGAACGGGAACCGAGAGGAAAAAGAATCTTGCGTCACATAGCAGTTGAGATAGACCCAGATGCGGAGACAGAAATAGTTAAGCCTGGTGGAAAGGTTTCTTTGCTTGGAAAAACAGGGTATGAAGCAGAAGGTGAGGTACAGAAGATAGAATATGTTGACTTCCCAAAATGGGAAATTGGCATGCAAGTGTACTTGTTTGAAACTGATTTAAAATATTTATTTCAATGTAAAGATAAACATAATCGTTTTAAGGTAATACAAGGAGGGAAAGGTACCGATGAACAGAGCACTTGAAGAAAAAATTAAACGGTTAAGAAAAATAGAAAGTCGACTCAGAAAGCATGCACCGACGAATAAAGAGTTCGGAGTAGAAGCAAGGGCATGTAAACGTACTGCGGATGAATACGGGAAAATTGCAGACTGGCTGGAAGAACTGAAACGCTATAAGAATTTGGAAGAACAGGGGCAGCTGTTGATACTGCCCTGCAAGGTCGGAAATATGGTGTATGAAATCATCGAGGAAACAGTACCAAACCGATATTTCTATATCAATGAATGGGAGGTACAGGATGTATCGATGGGGGCTGTAAAATACGCTGACGAATGGGAACCGTATGATTACGAGAATCTGTATTTCACAAGAGAAGAAGCAGAAGCGGCACTGGAAAGAAAGAGAGGAGAGAAGTGCTGGTAATGGTTATTTTGGCAATTTTGATAATCGTATACATAATGATTGGATATGGTCTTTTTCTGAATACACTCAGTGAAGAGTATATAAAAAGCGTATGGACACCGATTATTTGGTTTTTATGGATTATCGTGCTCTGGTTGCCCTATGGTGTTTATATTTATTTGAAAGAAAGAAGGACAAAGGATGAAACAGACATACGAGGATGATTTAACAAAAGCACTGCGTTGCCTTGGAAGTCAGAATGCAGAAGGTGACTGCTACGAGGATTCGGAAAATATGAGACGATGGGAATCTGGAGAAAAGCTTCTTATGTGTGCGGAAAATCCAGAGGGCAAAGAAAGATGTCCGTATCATCAGTCTACATACGGCTGTTGCTTTGAGGATGGAGAATGTATGGAGTGGCTCGGAAAGGCTGCGGATGAGATTGTTTCGCAGCGAGAGGAACTGGAAGAGCTGCGGGTGTATAAAGAATCATTGTGTGACATTTCGAGCAAAACTGCAAAAAGCATAAAATACACAATAGAAATGTTGCAAAGGCTCGCTTTCAATATCCATGGAGTTATGGATGTTGTTGATTGCGAGAATGTTGAAAAAATATGCGATATTTTATCTAAGGTAGGTGCAGAGAATGATCAAACCAATTCTATTTAATACCGAAATGGTACGGGCGATTCTGGACGGGCAGAAGACCTGTACTCGGCGGATTGTGAAAGGTGCTATCCCTGATGATGCGATGTGGGGGTATACCATGTTTACACCAAAAGGTTGTATATCTTGCAGAGGTATGTATGCCGATGAGTATTGTGAAAAATTTTTTAGATTACCATACCAGCAGGGAGATATTCTGTATGTTCGGGAAACATGGGGAACATATGCCAGAAACTGGTGGGAAGCAGATTACTTCATGTATCGAGCGGATTATCCCATCGATGCAACTACATATACGCATCCTGGCGGAATTATATGTGATTTGCCAAAGTGGGGAGCGTCCCTCCACATGCCGAAAGAAGCAGCACGTATTTGGCTACGGGTGACGGATGCTAGGGTGGAGCGGTTGCAGGAAATGACACAGGAAGATGCCGAAATGGAAGGTGCAACGGAAAGTGTGGATTCTATAACGAAATTCAGAACATCAGCTTTGCTAAATTTCGCTAAAATCTGGGATTCCGCCATCAAGAAATCTGACCTTGACTATTATGGATGGGTAGCTAACCCGTGGGTCTGGGTGTTTGAATTTGAACGGTGCGAAAAGCCGAAGGAGGCAGAGAAATGATGGATGAACTTTACAGTGTAATGATTGCTTTATTAAGTTTAGGAACCGCAATTTTGATGGGTATTGTAATTGCATATATTTTAGAATTCATTGTGAGATTGATACGATAAATATGGAGAGAACAGGGGATTACTGATGAATGGAAGTGATAAGGTTGCAAAATACAGAAAAATTAAAACCATGCCCCTTTTGCGGCGGGGAAGCAGGTTTTAAAATTTTCAATACAATAATGCAGGCGAATAATAGAGGTTGGAGTTATGAACTGAAGTGTAAAAAGTGTGGGGTTTCCGTCCCGAATATAGAGCGTTATGAAACGATTGTTGGAATGAATGAAAATGGAGATGTTCTCATTATTCATGATGATAGAAAAAAGGTCATAGAAGCGTGGAACAGGAGGGTCAATGATGGCAAGACTGATTGATGCAGACGAACTTTATAGAAAACTTGAGGAAATCAGAATGGATTACCTTGAAGAAGATTCAATGAATAGCAATTTTGCAGCGAATGTTATTGAGTGTATGCAAGATGTGTATTTGAAAGATATGCCAATAATCAAAGCTGAAAGGTACGGTCATTGGACTTTGATAAAGGATATTTTCTGTTACTATTCCTGCTCTGAATGTGGAAACAATGTTCAGTATGAAAGCAGATTCTGTCCATATTGCGGAGCAGTGATGAAAGATGATGTAAAAAATAATAAACCCTTGAGTTTTGCAGATTTGCTGAGACTGGATGGTGAACCTGTATGGGGTGTATTTGGTTCTGATGGAGATACAGCTTGGTGGTGTCTTGTCGAAGTAGGTGAAGAGGGAGAAGTTTGGCTTACAAATAATCTTGGAGGAAGAAGTGCTTTCTGTTCTGATGATGATTTAGCTGACATGAATATTACATTGTATAGCCAGTTTAAAAAAGAGTCACTGAAAAATGAGGATGAGTTGGATAAAGTGGATTGGTCCGCTATGCAGAAAGGTTTGGAGGAATACGAGGAACGGGTAAAACAGGAGGAAGAAAATGCTGAGACCAACAACGAAAGCAAGGACATTTGAAAAGTATGGATTCAAGAAGTGCAGAGGTGCGTACGGGAAACATGATTGCTATTACCTTTGCGTTGCTAGAGGATGCAAAGTGCTTTTTGTAAGTGATGTGATTTTCGATGTGTTCGATTGGAGAGAGAAAGACCCACGCATCCATAAAAAAGCGAATTGCAAATATAGAGACATACGCACAGTTGCAGATATTGTGTATCAGCTGATTAAAGATGGTATGTTGGAAAGCGACTGTGTGTGAGTAGAGGATCGAAGGTGAAAGTGTGAACCGGAAAGAAACAACGGAGTTTTTGAGTGAATTGCTTGTAGCAGATAAGTTTTCCGGTGCAAGCAAGTATTGGGCGAAGGAAGTAAGTATTGACCCATGGACTTCCAACGGGAAAAGAGTAGACTTCATGCAGTTTATACCGCAAACACAATGCTCAATATCAGATATAGAAAAGGGCATATTCGTTTGTTACGAGGTAAAGAGTTGCAAAGAGGATATTTACAGCGGCAATGGTCTTAATTTTTTAGGTGAGAAGAATTACATAGTAACCACGATGCAGTGTTACAAGGATGTTTTGATACCGGATATGAGAAGCGGGAAATTCTGGAATCATTTAAGAGCAGCAGCACCGGATTCAAGTGCTCATGTCGGGGTTATGGTAGCCATACCGGCTTTTTCGGATATAACAAGTGAGTTTGAAAATCCAACACAGCCGGAGCTGGAAAGCAAGCAGTGGCAGATGCGTGTAGCGCTTCCTTGTCGGCAAGGTTTACGGAAAAGGTCGCTCACAGAATTACTTTTTTGCATGTTGAGGAGCAGCCATAACTTATGATCTGGGCAGGGAGGGGACAGTAGTGATTTTTATTAAAATTGCCATTCTTCTTTGGATAGCATATTTTGCGGTACGAAAGCATTATTTTTCTACGCTGAGTCAAAAAGAAAAATTTTTATTAGAGATAGGGCTTGATCCAAGACCAATAATGAGTTTTTTGGTATTTATGTTGTTGGATGTTTCCTTGGTAATTTCATTCATGGGAATGATTTGTTTTTTCCTTTTTGCATAGGGACGAGGAAAATCAGAAAGGTGTGAGAACGATGAAACGAAAACTGGTCGATATTTTAGATGTCGAAAAAGCGTTGAAACGAAAAGGTGGATATTTGAATTTGACAGAAATGGCATTAAGAAAAGTACCTGAAGCTGTAGTCTGCTGCGAAAAATGCAAAAAGTATGATTCAGTTGGGAATGGTTGGGGAATCTGCAGAGAGTTCGATATTTCCAGTTTGGTATTTAGAACTGAAGAAGACTATTGCAGCAGAGGAGTTTTGAAAAAGAACACATAAGAGAAGGAGAGTTCCGCCAGATTCTAACGCACTCCCCCCGCTCTAAAGAAAATATGGACAAAAGAATTATAGCATGGAGAAATGGTTTATTTCAAGTTTAGGGAGGGATAGCAGATGAATCTGAGTGAGCTGGAAGAAAAAATACTGCGTATGGCGGCGGAGGAAGGAGCAAAAGTGGCTATTGAACACATGGAAGGGGTCAGAAAAAAGGCAGAGAAGACACGTTCAGACAGAAGGCTGCATAATACGAAGCTGCTGTTGCAAAATTATCGAATGTTTGTTATCCATGCAGGACATGCCGTATATAGTTCATCCGATGTACTTGATGAACTTCCGGAGAAACTTCTTGGCAGGATGATGGGTGATGATATGGATGATGATGAAATCTATATTGAAAGCATTAAAAGCAGCAAACTTCGGACAGCCATTATTGTAAAGCATATTGAGGATATGGTTTCTATGTATGAAATATTTTGCGAGAAGAGCGGGAACGATGAGGAGAAAAGGAGATATCGTATCTTGAAGATGCGTTATATAGATGATCCCAATTTTGATGTTCCTACAATAGCCGCGGTTGAGTGTTTATCCAATAGAACGGTATATAAGGATTTGGATTTAGCAATTAAGCGGTTATCCACGCTGATATTTGGTATAGATGGAATCAATTTCAATAACGATGCAAAAAGTGTGCAAACATTATGCAAACGAAATGTGTTATGATGTAGGCGTTAAATAATCCCCTTTTCCCATAGTCACAAAAGAATGAAAGGCAACCTCTGGATTTTACTATAGAGGTTGCCTTTTTTGTGAAGAATAGTACGCAAACCATTCTGTTCAGACCAACAAAATAGTTTGCGTAAGCATGGGATATGGGATTTTAGAACAATCGTTTCAACTATGGAGGTGGGGGATGAGAAGATGAAACCGTGGGAAGCCGCACAATCCGACTGGGAAAGCGGTATGAAATATAAGCAGATTGCGGAAAAACATGGCGTATCTTTGAGCACCGTAAAATCATGGGCGACACGATATTGGAAGAATGCAGGGTTGCAACCAATATCAGAAAAGGTTGCAACCAAGAAGAAAAGGTTGCAACCGAAAAAAGTTGCGACCGAAGCAATGGAAGAAATTGAAAGAGGCGTTGCAGCCGAGGAGATTCGGGAGATTATGCTTACTTCCGATCTTACGGAAAAACAGCGATTATTCTGCGTTTATTATGTTAAATATCGCAATAAGACAAAGGCATATCAGAAAGCGTTTCAGTGTAGCTATGAAAATGCCTGTAGCAATGCAAGTACACTATGGAAAAATAGTAAAATCCAAAAAGAGATTAACCTTCTTTTAGCTGAGTATCGTGAAAGTGTAGATCTGGATATGAAGGATCTCTTTCAGTGGTATCTGGATATTGCACGAGCGGATATCAACGATTTTGTTGAAATAAATAAGCATCGTGTTTATGTAAAGAATAATATTGATGGTACGCTGGTCAAAGAAATCAGTGAAACGCAGACAGGTATTAAGGTTAAGCTGAATGACCGCATGAAGGCTATGGAGTGGCTTGGACAGCATATTGGCTTGGCAGATGAAAAGATGCGGGCTGAAATTGCAGCTTTACAGGCAAAATCGCAAGAAGAAAGCGATAGCATAACAGCTAATGATTGGATAGAGGCGGTATTAGAGCAGGAAGCGGCAGAGAGGGATATTAAATGAACCATGTACTGAAAAGAAAGGAATTCTTCAGGAATCGTATACCTAAGTACCGCAGGAATCCTGTTTTGTTTGCCAGAGAGGTTCTGGAATTTGAGCCTGATAAGTGGCAAAAAGAAGCGTTGATGGATCTTGCTGATAACCCGAAAGTGGCAATCAAGTCTGGGCAGGGGGTTGGTAAGACTGGGATGGAAGCAGCAGCATTACTATGGTTTCTGTGTTGTTTCCCATATCCAAGAATCGTTGCAACAGCTCCAACGAAGCAGCAGCTGCACGATGTCCTTTGGTCAGAGGTCAGTAAATGGATGAGTAAATCACCGTTGCTTACTGAAATTCTGAAATGGACTAAGACATATATTTTCATGACAGGCAATGAAAAACGGTGGTTTGCGGTAGCGAGAACAGCTACAAAGCCAGAGAATATGCAGGGTTTTCATGAGGATAATATGTTATTTATTATAGACGAAGCATCTGGTATCGCAGATCCGATTATGGAAGCCATTTATGGCACCTTATCTGGTAAAAACAATAAATTGTTGATGTGTGGGAACCCGACAAGAACATCGGGTTCCTTTTATGATGCCTTCCATGCGGATAGATCTATTTTCTGCTGTCATACAATTTCTTCCCTGGACAGCCCTAGGACGAATAAGAGGAACATAGAATCATTGATTCAAAAATATGGCGAGGACAGTAATGTAGTACGCGTCAGGGTCAAAGGGGAGTTTCCTACGCAGGAAGATGATGTGTTTATTTCATTGGCAATAATAGAGCGTTGCTGCATGCTGGATCTGGAAGAAGGCGCGCCAATTAGCAGAATATCTTTTGGCGTAGACGTTGCACGATACGGATCAGATGAAACTGTTATAGCCCAGAACATTGGCGGAAAGGTGACGTTTCCAGCTATCTTTAGAGGGCAGAGCCTTATGGCAACAGCAGGGAAAATCGTACAATTATACCGGAAAGCGGTTAAAAATTATCCGGCCTATAGAGGAAAGGTATATGTAATTATTGATGACTGTGGGCTTGGCGGCGGCGTAACAGACCGTTTGGAAGAAGTAAAGCGCGAAGAAAGATTGACTCGGATGGAGATTATTCCGGTTAATGAAGCTGGACGAGTGCCTGATGATGCCATTAGTAGCGAAAGTAAGGCAAAAGCGAATGAAGTATATAATGACATGACAACTTACCTGTGGGGGACAGTGAAAGACTTACTACTGTCCGAAAGGATTAGTTTACAGAATGACAATGAGCTGGTCGCTCAACTGTCTTGTAGAAAGTATAGGCTGACAAGCAGAGGGAAAATCCAACTGGAAAGCAAGGATGAAATGAAAAAGCGTGGTATCACTTCGCCGGACAGAGCGGATGCAGTAGCCCTGTCTTGTTTTGAAAAGAAAGTTTTCAACCTCAGCAGTTTAGTGGATTAAGGTGGTGAAAGAATGCAAGACCGTGAAAAAGAGCAGTCACAGAAAGAATCTGAGTATCGTGTAGATGGGTATAAAAATCTTGTGAATAAATATGGAACGAAAAAGGATACTTCCGAACAGTACAGATTTGTGCCAGATGGTGCTGTGACAGATATAGAATTAACCATCAATTATGAAGAAAATGGGCTTTTTTCAAAAATTATTGATTTGCCGGCGGATGATGCAGTAAGCAGCGGATTTTCTTATGGCATCAATGATACGGATATGGAAACTTTCATCAATAATTCACTGGAAGAATTGGATTTTGAGGAAAAGGCAGCAACGGCACTGAAATGGGCCAGACTTTATGGTGGCGCGTTGCTGGTTGTAATAGTTGATGACGGGAAGGGATTGACCGATTCTGTGGATTGGGATAATATCCGTGGAGTGGATGAGATAATTGTATTCGAAAAGCCGATTGTCCAGCCGGATTATTCCAGCATTTATAGCTATAAGCCCAATAAAAAGGGTCCTTCAAAATTCGGTACGCCGGAGTTTTACGATATATCTCCCCGGTACGGGATACCTTTCAAAGTTCACGAAAGTCGATGCCTGCTATTCAAAAATGGAACAGTTCCATCTATGAGCACAAAACAGGAATATCAGTTTTTTGGTATTCCTGAATACATAAAGATTCACAAAGCACTGCAAGAGGCAGTTACATCTCATGGAAATGGAGTAAGACTGCTGGATAGATCTGTACAGGCAATTTATAAAATGAAAGACCTTGCAGAACTTCTATCTTCGGTTGAGGGGGAGGATACGGTTCTTCGCAGATTAGAAATCATTGATATGGCCAGAGGAATCCTGAATAGTATTGTTATAGATTCTCAGGGAGAGGATTACGATTTTAAAAGTATAACCTTTTCCGGCATAAAGGATATTATTGATTCAACATGCAATATGCTATCTGCAGTTACCAATATCCCGCAGACCAAGTTGTTTGGACGTTCTCCGGCCGGGGAGAATGCTACCGGCGAAAGTGATATGGAGAACTATTATAAATATGTTGGCCAAATTCAGAAACTGAATCTAAAGGGGAATCTTCGGACACTGATAGATATGATTCTGGCTGCAGGGGTTGCGAAAGGAAAATTCGAAGATATACCAGATTATAAATTGATATTCAATCCTATGTGGAGTCTCAGTGATGCGGAGCAGGCGGCGGTTGAGCAAGCAAAGGCGGCAGCAGAACTGACAAAGGCACAGACTGCACAGATTTATGTGGATATGCAGGCTTTAGACGCATCGGAGGTTAGAACTCGTCTTGCGGAAAAAGGCGAATTCACTATCAATGATGTATTAGAAGAAGGAGATATGGATTGGAGTCAAATTCCGATAGCGGAAGACACTACTGCGCCTGAGGAATCTTTAAAGACGAAAGATACAGCTTTATCTGCAGAACATGATACTTCTGAGAAGATTACAATGGATGCAGCTATTCCAACAGGTTGTGGCGTGATTGTCATCAAGAATGGGAAATTTCTTGTTGGAGAACGTAAGGATAATGGGCTTATTTGCGGTCCTGGGGGTCATATTGAAGATGGAGAGACTCCTGCAGAAGCAGCTGCCAGGGAAACAAGGGAAGAGTTTGGAATACAGGTAAATGAACTCATACCGGTTACACTGTTGTCAGATATGCCAGAAGAATATTGTCCTTCGCAGGTATTTCTGTGCACAGAGTATTCCGGAGAACCGAATGCTCTTGATGGAGAAATGGAGAACATTCATTTTGAAGAAATCTCCGACCTAATGCAGAGAGAATTGTTTCTTCCATTTAGCCTTTCTATTCAAAAGCTGATTCAAAGGTTGAATAAATTTTTGAATCATGAGCATTCAGAACGTGCAGATGCCCGTTGGATTACAACAAGGCGAGGGAAACATGTTCAGATTGGCAAACATGGCGAATTATTAAAAGGTCATCCGGCCAATATTGGTGGCGGTGATAAAGTCGGGGGAAAATCGAAAGAACAACAAAAACCCACTAAAAATAAAGAGAATAAATTGCAAGAACAAAAGAAAAGTGGTAATATTGTAAGTGCTTTAGGCGCGAATTCGCTAAATGTCAAAGGATTTAAGAATAAACAGCATTTAAATAACCATTGGCAGAACGGAAGAACGCATAAAGAAGAATATTTAGATGAAGGCATAACAACCAAAGAACAGTATGAAAAACGAGCTGTTGAACTAGCAGAAATGCCCGTTGGTGGTAATATTCTTGGGTATAAGACCAAAGAAGGTCATATCTGTAGATATGATAAAGAAAAAAATGATTATGTTAAAGCAGATATTGAAAAAGGAATTAGAACTATGTTTAAGCCTGATGAAGGAGAAGCATATTATCACCGTCAACAGAGGAAAGAAGGGATAGAAGATGAATGAGGAAAAGCATCTTTGCCCTGTGTGCGGGAAGCATGAATTTGAAGAATATGATTCCTATGAATTTTGCCCTGTATGCAAATGGCATGATGACGCAATACTGACAGAATATCCCGATGATGCGAGAGGATATTATCACATGACATTAAACGAAGCAAAGGAAGCTTATGCAAATGGTCAGGAAATTTATTAACAGAGATTGAAAAGAGTCTTATGGAGAACATAAGGCTCTTTTCTTTTGCCCCTTTATGATGCCGAGAAAATGGCTCAGAGGGGCTTTTTTATTTGGGGTGATTATTTGGACAATGATGTAAGAAACGCCGCTCTTAGAAGGCAAATCAAGAAGAAAAAAGGTGGAAGAACAAAAATCACTGCAAAATATCATACAAAATACCCGGATGGTACCGAGAGAGAATACATTAGGCTATGTAACGCTTATATGACTCTGGAAAACCGGGTATTAGTAAGGCATATTCCGGATCTTAAGCGTATCTTACAGGACGGCGTGGAACTGCGTACAGATTCTGCAGATGACGATGCGAAGCGGAAGACAGCTAGGGTGCCATACCTGGGGAAGACTGTAAACAGAATTCAGGATCTGTTTGATAAGATAAAAACAGAATTGGCTCTTTTACTTTCGGGGTATGGCCTTCCGGAAAAATTGGATAGAATCGCTGATATGGGACACAAGATGTCTGTAAAGGAATGGAAGAAGCAGATTCATAAAACGCTGGGTATTAACATCATGGAAGATTATTATTTGGGAGAACTGTATAAAAGCCTGTTGCAAGAGTGGGTATCTGAAAATGTGGAATTGATTCAAACAATACCTTCTGATTCCCTGAATCGGATGAAGGAAATCGTTTATGTCAATTATATCGAAGGAAAGACAACTACGGATATTGTGAAACGGATCCAGAAGCAATATGCCATGGATAAAAATCATGCCAGAATGATTGCAAAAGACCAGACTGCTAAATTGAATGCCGCGATTACGAAGAAACAGCAGCAGGATGCAGGTATAAATTGCTATGAGTGGTCTGATTCTGGTGACAGCAGGGTGCGTGCGTGTCATCTTGAACTGAATGGTCATATTTTTCATTGGGACAATCCTCCCGAAATGTGGTATATGACCAAAATAAAGGGAAAAGTAATGACAGGAAGGCACTGTCACCCTGGGGAAGATTATCAATGCCGGTGCTGTGCATTGCCGGTTTTTGATATAGATCAACTGGAGTTGCCGGTATGAAAGGGGGGAGATAAAAGCTAATGAGTAAAGGAATGAAAAGGAATCAGAGATTGGATAGCATTTCTTTAGATGAAACATATTACACAGAGGAAGGCTATCTTGTGGATCACCCTATAGTAACTACCTGTGGCATATTTGAGTATATGCAGGAGGATGGAACGGTTAGACGGGAACTTCGTTTACCGGAAGAGGTATTTTCTGAAAAGTCATTAAAAAGCTACAAGGGAAAACCTATTATCATTACCCACGATGCCAGAGAAGTTGATAAAGAAAATGTTCGGAAAGAACAGATTGGTACAATTATGAGTGAGGGCTACCGCGACGGAGATAATGTTCGTTGCGAAATTATCATCCATGATACCAATGCACTGAAGGAATGTGGGTTGAAGGAATTGTCGCTGGGATATGCGATGGATAAAGAACTTACTCCTGGTACATATCAGGGAGAAAAATATGACTGTATTCAGAGAGACATTGAAATCAATCACTTGGCCCTTGTTGGTGAAGCGAGAGCTGGGAGAAGTGCCAGGTTAAATATTGATGGTAAAGACGAAGCAGAAGAGATACTTAAAGGAGGCAAGGTAATCATGAAAAATAAGAATGATATTGGCTACACAGCTGCAGATGGAACAGAACTGACACCTGAACAGCTGGAAGCGGCAGTAGCACTTTTTAAGGCACAACAGGCAGCTGGACAGGCAGCGACAGATGGTGATAATGATCCAGAACCTGATAACAAGGAGAAGCCTTTGACGGAACAGGTCAGAGAAAATATGGAACGCATTGATGGAGAGGACAACAATATGAGTCCTGAAGATATCATTGCGGCACAGAAAAAAGATTTGAACAAGCTTTTGGAAGAGGTTGATCGCCTGCAGGCGGCTAATGATATGAATCATACGGATGAAAACAATGATGATCCGGCTGTTCCTGCTACCGGCACCGAGGGATCGGATAATAAGAAAAAAACTATGAATGAAGATGCTGTTGAAAAGCTGGTGGCAGAGCGGATGGATATTTACCGTATGGCAGAAAAACTGAATCTGGATGGGGTAGAAGGGCTGTCTGTGCTTGAAGGAAGAAAGCGGGTCATTAAAGCGGTTAATCCAAAGATGAACCTTGATGGCAAAACAGAAAGCTATATCAATGCTGCCTATGATATTGCAAAGCAGAATTATGCAGAACGAAAAAGCACAGATGACCAGCGTAGAGAGATGGCAAGAAAACAGATGAATGTTGATTCTAAGAGAGAAAGCAAATCTGTTTCTGCAAGAAAGGCTATGATTGCTGATATGACAGGAGGTAAGACAGTATGAGTATGGCTGCACAGACAAATTATAATTTCGGCTTTTCGAAAGGCGTTGCGGGTGGTCTGTTCGACTTATCCGCACATGAGGTATCTACAAGACAGGCGGAAGGGAAAGGTATTACATTTGGCATTGGTGTTGTTGTTGGAACAAACAAAGGCGTTGATATAAAATTGCCTGATGCGGATAGTGCCGGTATAGATTTTGAAGGGGTTGTTGTTCATAACTCTGTTATGACAGAATTGGATATGGACAACAAACTGGTTATTAAAGATAAAAGGACAGTAGGATGTCTGCATCATGGGAAAGTCTGGGTAAAAACAGGTGAAAATGCAAAGCCTGCATACAAAGAAAGAGTGTATATGATTACCGATGGTGAAGAAGCAGGGATGTTTACAACATCTGAAGATAAAGCAACAAAGATTGCTGTAAATGGAGTTTTTCTGGGTGAAACAGACGATGGCATTGCGAATGCAGAATTTATCCCTATCTCTGTAATGGCGGCTACAACAGAAGGAGGTACTGAATGATGAAAGATTACAATATGGATGACTACAGTGCATTAAAAGGCTCTACGCTGATTAAAGGCTTGGCGAGCAATGAAAAGATGAATTTTGACAGTGTAGAAGCAGCAAGTGTATTCTTTGCTCGTGAGCTGGATTATGTAAAGGCAAAAGCCTATGAGAAGAAATATCCCCAGTTATCTGCGCTGAGTTTCTTCCCTATTACTTCGGAGATTCCCGAAGGAGCTGAAACGGCTACATACTATTGCTATGATATTGCGGGCATGGCATCCATTATCAATAATTATGCGACAGACTTGCCCAGAGTCGATATTAAAGGTGAATCTCATACTGCAAACATTAAATCCATCGGTGATAGCTATGGTTATAATGTTCAGGAAATGAGAGCTGCCCGTATGGCTGGAAAGCCCCTGGATGCAAGAAAAAGTATTGCGGCGAAGAGAGCATCGGATTATCTGATCAACAAGATTGCATTTGCTGGGGATAAGAAAAACAATCTGATTGGTATTTTCAGTGAAGGCAATGACATTCCCCACTATGTGTTGTCTACGGTGGAAGTTGATGGGGTTCAGTATACAGATTGGGCGCACAAAAATGCCGATCAGATTCTGGAAGATATCAATGGAATGCAGAAATTCACAGATAAAATCACAATGTCTGTGGAAAAACCGGATACATTGGCTTTGCCTTCTTATGTATATATCGATTTGGCAACAAGACGTATTCCTGATACAGAAACAACCATCCTGAGTTTTATCAAGAGTCATGCACCTTATCTGAAAAATTTTGAATCTTTTGCGGAATTACAGGATACTGCTGCAGATGTTAACCCCAGCGGCAAAAATGTTGCATTTATGTATACAAAGGATGCGGAAAAATTCAGCATGGAAATACCACTTCCATTTCTACAGTACCCTGCCCAGATTAGCAAACTGGAGACGGAGGTACCCTGTGAGGCGAGAACAGCGGGGCTGATTATTTATTACCCTCTGTCTATGCTGTTGGCGTATGGTATTTAAGGAGGTTATCATCATGGAAATTATTAACAAATCCAGAAAAATTATAGGAATCAACGGAGAACCCTTGTTGCCCGGTGAAAAAATGACCCTGCATAATGGCCTTGAGAGTCACCCTTCTATCAAGGAATATTTGGCAAAGGGTTTTTTGGTTGATGCAAATAAAGAGAAAAATGCATCAGCGGATGCTGTTTGTGATGCTGAAAAAGAGAAGATTGCCGCAGAAGCAATCGAAAAGTATAAAGCCGAGCAGGAAGCCATGAAAGTAAAGCAGGATGAAATCAACGCCGTAAAAGGTATGAAAAAGGATGAGCTGCTGAAAAAAGCTGTAGCTATGGGCGTTGAGGTAAAGGACGATGAAAAAGTAGAGGTCATCAGAGAGCAGATTCTGGAAGCTATTCAGTGAGGAGGGAATGCCATGACGGCTATAGAAATGATTCGCCTGGTGGGGACTGAATTTAAAGCCGTTTCCGACTCCGTTTTAGAACAGTGGTTGGAATTTGTAAGTCCTATGGTAAGTAAAAAGCAGTTTGGTAAATTGTATAATCAGGCACTTGCGCTGCTGGTTTGTCACAAACTGAAGATGGCAGGTCATGGCGAAAATCCTCTTGGCGATATTGGCACAATCGGTGCTGGCTTTGCCGTTTCCAGCGTATCTGAAGGCGGCAGCAGCGTTAGCTTTGGTGCAAATCAGAGTTCCAACCTCGCAGCGGATGCCGAACTCGGCTTGACGGCTTACGGTGTCCAGTTTCTCCAACTGAGAAGAATGGTCATTATTCCGATTCACTGTAGTGGAGAACAGGAGGCATGGTGATATGGCTTTTCAAATGGAAAATTTAACGCCGGAAGGAAGGAAGTACTTTGAACAGCTTCAGAAATTGACACAACTTGAAGTCAGAGTAGGCTTTCAGTCTGGGGAAGGTGCTTATGAAGATGGCACTGATTTGATTGATGTAGCTTCGTACAACGAATTTGGTGGCTCTGATAGACCTGCCAGATCGTTTATGAAGCAAAGTTTTGAGAATCATGAGAGAGAACTTCATCAGGCAGGGCAGATGGTAAATGACGCTTTGGCTGCTGGTAGTAGCGTAGAAGCGGCACTGGACCGTATAGGGGTAATTGCAAAAGGAATCATTCAAGAAGAAATTCGTGATGGCAGCTTCGCTCCAAATGCGCCATCTACAATTCGCCAAAAAGGCTCTGCACAGCCCCTGATTGATACAGGTCAGATGCGCCAGTCTGTAAACTATGCGATTAAGCATAAGGGGGAGTAAGGTATGAATATTCGCCTGTTTAATAAGAATTACTGGGTTCGCCGCTTCGGGGAGCAGAAAATCATCCGCGGTTATGAGTGTTCATCCTATGAAGACTTTGGCATCAGTGCTAATATCCATCCCATGAGTACAGACAAGATTCAGGCTTTGCCGGAAGGCGCAAGACACATGAAATATCTTGAGGGACATGGAGAGACAGAATTGCAATCTGCGAATGAAAATACGCATACCAAAGGAGATCTGCTGTTTTATCAAGGACAGTGGTATGAATGTACATCCTGCCAGCTGTGGGACCATACGGTTCTGGCGCATTTTAATTATCAGTTTGTTTTAGTGCCGAGGGACGTTTCAGATACCTATGATTTGTCCGAACCGGAAGGAGCTCCTGTTATTCAGCAGGCGAAGGATGGTGTGGATTTATGAGGTTATCTGAAGCTAGGGAATTGTTCCGTTCTCTCCTGCAGGAATATTTTTCCGGTGCAATCGTGAAATTTGCAAATCAGAGCAGAACTGCAAAATCAGGACTGCCGTTGGTAGTTATCACGCCTGGCAATGTTCGCAGGGATAGAGATGCAGTAATTAGCATTGTGGATGGTGTAACAATCGCAAGCTATCTTTCTCGTGTGAGTATGACTGTAGATTTATTTACGAAGGGGCTGCCTGTGGTTGACCCCGATACAGGGAAGGCATTTGCTTCGGAGAATACTGCGGTGGAAGATGTACTTTCTCTGATTGATTTTCTGAGTTCCCAACATGTTACCGACTGGTGCAGTAAGCATGATGTATCCATCGGGATAGATGGAGATGCTCAGGATCTGACTGGCCTTGTAAACGATAACAACTACGACTATCGTGCAAGAGTGTTAGTCTTATTTTATTTTACGCAAAATGCTGTCGGATACGCCGGGGTTCTGGGGGAAGACAGTATCAAGGTACCGGAAGGCACTGATAAGGATGACTGGAAAGATGCAACCATCGATCCAGAATTTAAGCCGTCTTCTACAGGCGGCGGCTCTGAAGAATTGGCTTCGAAAGAAACCGGTTACTTCACAGAAGTAGAAATTAAGGAGGAAAAAGCCAATGAGTAAATATTACGATATGATCGCTACCGTTGATATCGATATTGCATCGCCCATTGTGGATGGCACTAGCTTTGACAACGTACTCATTATTGGCCCACTGCCTAAAGTTGCCGCCAAAAAGCAGCCGCCAAAGGTGGGGGTATATTCCAGCTTGGATGAGGTGACGGAAGCAGGCTGGGCTATTACAGGAGACACTGATCCGGTTGGTACTGCGGCACAGGTTGCTTTTAGCCAGAGTCCCAGCCCGACAACGGTGTATATTGCACCTATGCAGCTGACAGAAGGCGCGATTGCCGCAGGCAAAGTGATTGAAGCGGTGAATATGTCTATTGCAAGCAATGTCGGTGTAGATCCGAAACTGAGTGGATGCAGGCTGGCGTATGATGCAAAGGCGCGCATCATTGATTTCAATTTAACCGGTCCGTTATCCAAGGTGAAAAATACTGGTCTGTTTATTATGCTGAACGAGCTTATGGAAAAAGGCTACAAAGCCAGTATTGATGGCAAGCAGGTTACAAATGCTGCCGACCTGAAGGAGATGTCGGTATTCGAGAGGATTTCTAACATGGAAAAGGGCGATACGATTCCGGTAGTTGTAGATGTAACAGCCGCAGATGGTACAGTTGTTCCTTTTGGCATTATCGTTTCTTATCCAAACGAGGAGAATGTCGAAGGACACACAGTTGCTTTCGATGACGAGGTGTTGACAAATCCTCAGAATGAGCAAGAATCCGCTGTTGAAACCATTCAGAGAGCATTAGCAACTGCAGGCTGGTATGTAGTGTGTCCTGCAGGTGTGGATTCTGAGCAGTATGAAGCGATTGCTGCCTATGTCGAAACGCAGAAGAAGATGTTCTGCTACACAGAAAATGATTTCTTCGGCGCAGGTTCCGATGAGGAAAACAAATCCTACGTTGGTGATGTTTACTTCCGTTCGATTGGTGTTTTCGGTAAAGAAAGTACTGAACAGGATATTGAGGATATGCCTGCTGCAAACCATTATCTGAATGTGGCTTTTGCAGTAAAATGGCTTGGATATTCTTCCGGCAGTGAAACTGCTGCGTTTAAGGCACTGGCAGGCGTGTATCCATCTGAATTGACAACCACAGAGATGAATCAGCTGAAAGATGCAGCTATGAATTTCTTCGTGAAGGTTGGCAACAAGAATATCACGATTAATGGCATGACCAGAGCTGGTGAGTGGTGTGACGTTATCAGATTCCGCGACTGGCTGCAGAATGATATGCAGCTGAGGGTTGTAAACCTGTTTGTGCAGAACCCAAAGATTCCGTACACAGATAACGGGATTGCACTGGTGCAGAATCAGATGATTGCATCTCTGAAGGCTGGACAGGCTGCTGGTGGTATTGCGGAAGAAGAATACGATGTAGACGGAAATAAAATTCCTGGCTTTGAAACGTCTGTACCTATTGCCGCCAATCTAACAGCAGCAGAAAAGGCATCTCGAAAGCTGAAAAACTGCAAATTCAAAGCGAGATTGGCTGGTGCGATTCATTTCGCAGAAATCAAAGGCAGCCTGACATACGAATTGTAAGGGAGGAGGAATGAAGCATGGGAAAGGTATCGACATATAGCCCGAAGCAGGTAACTGTTGCACTTGGCAATCATATTGTCAGCGGTTACGCCGAGGATAGCTTTGTCAGCATTGAACCTAGCGGCGATGGCATTACCAAGAAGGTTGGCTGTGATGGCGAAATTGTCAGAAGCGTCAGCCCTGATGATACATTCACAGTAAAGCTGACTGTTTTGCAGACTTCGGATACAAACTCCTACCTGCAGAACTGCCTTGCACGAGACATGAAAAATGGCGAGGGCATGTTTCCTATTCTGATTAAGGATTTAAAAGGCGGTCTGGTATTCAGCGCGGAAGCTGCATGGGCTACAAAATCTGCATCTCGTGGATTTGGCAAAGAAGCATCTAACCGTGAGTGGGAAATTCATACGGGTAATGCAGAACTGAATGAATAAAAAAGAGAAAAGGGACTTTCGTTTATCGAACGATGGTCCCTTGTTCAATAAATGAAATAATCTGAGGGGGTTATTGGACATGAAACAAATGAAAAGGATTGAAAAGAAAATCGGGAACTGTACGTTCTATCTGAAGCCTTTTCCTGCCTTTACAGCAGCCAATATCAGTGGCGATTTATCGGCACTGCTGTTACCTATGCTTGGTGCTTTAGTGCCTGCATTTGCTGCGGCGATGCAGAAAAATGGTACAAAAAACTTCATGGATGTAAATATCGAGGATTTTTCCATGGAGTCCGCTGTTCCGGCGTTGTCTAAGGTAATGTCTGGAATGACAGGTGCACAGGTGGAACGGTTTATGAAAAAGCTACTGATTGAGCATGAGAATATTTCGGTTGAATGTGCAGAAGAGGATATTGGTGTACAGATTTTAGATATGGATACAGCAAATGAAATTTTCTGCGGCAATCTGCAGGATATGTATATCCTCTGCTATGAGGTAATTAAACTGAATTTCAGTGGTTTTTTCAAGAATCTCGGAACCCAATTTGGCGATCAAATCTTAGCGCAGACGAAGGAACCGAGTACAGAAAATACGGAGAACTTGATGTAAGTCAATTCGCCGAATTGGAAATGAGGATGTATGTTCTCATAAAATCCAGATTGGCATCGAAATACGAGTTGGAAACGGTTTACACTTTGGATGAAGCATTGAAATTATATGCTTTACACCAGATGGACTTGGATATTGAGAGAGGTCATGCAGAAGAAATGAAAAGGCAGATTGAACATTAAGGGGGTCGAAATCGACTCCTTTTATTGTTTGATTGCATAAGGTAGGTGGAACAGGATGACGTTAGCTGAATTCGTCAACGTAATCGGCTTTAAAGTGGATCAGAGCAGCGTGAATGCTGTCAACAGCACAATGTCTAATATTAAAAGTAAGGCTGCAAATCTGCTTGGAAAAATCGGCATCGGCCTATCTGTTGCAGGCATGGGTGTTGCCGTCAAACAATGTATTGCGCTTGCATCTGAAGCAGAGGAAATGCAGAACAAATTTGATACTGTATTTTCCGGCATGACTGATACAGTTGAGGAATGGGCGCAGAAATATGCTGACAGCATTGGTCGAAGCACGAATGATGTTAAGACATATCTGGCGGACGCGCAGAACCTGATGGTAGGTTTCATGGGGCCGGAGAACAGACAGGCTGCGTATGAGATGAGTAAAAACATGACTACGCTGGCTATGGATTTGGCATCCTTCGCAAACATCGATGAAGGAATTGCGATTAACGCAATGCAGAAAGCGGTAATGGGCGAAACAGAGTCGGCAAAAACGCTGGGCGCGGTACTGACGGATGTTACCAGAGCGCAGGCTATGGAAACGCTTGGGCTGAAGGGGAAGTATGAAGCACTTGACCAGGTTCAGAAAATGCAGGTCAACTACCAAGCAATCTTACAGCAATCCCCGGATGCTATCGGTGACTGTGAGCGAAGTATAAATTCCTATCGCAGTACCTTGATTTCGTTTCAGGCGAAACTGACAGAGATTAAAACTCTGGTAGGGCAGTTTTTCATGCCCGCTGCACAGAAGGTTATAAAATTTGGGGCATGGCTGCTCACATTTGCCAGAAATGCAGTGATGCGATTGAATCAGTTTGCTGATTCAGTCGGCGGATCCGAAAGAATCTTAGCTGTCTTAGCTGCTACATTTGCATTGTTTTTCGCATATCAGAAATGGAATACTATGATTGCAGGAGCGAAAGGTGTTTTAGCCCTTTTGAAGGGTTTGAACGTCCAGACAATGCTCTTGTTTGCTAAATTCCTGCTGCTTGCCTTGATTGTCGATGATCTGATTGCATTCGTGCAGGGCAGAGATAGCTTATTTGGCACACTGCTTGAAAAAGCCGGTGTTGATACGGATGCACTGCGGGACAAAATCAAAGCCGCAGGCAAATACATAAAAGAAACCTTTAAGAGCCTTGGCGAGAACCAGGGCTTTTTGAAAATACTAGGTGTTGCTGTGGGTGCCATTATGGGGATTCTGACAGCAGCAAAGGCGGCATCTTCTGCAACGAAAATCTTTAAATTGATATCCGGTGCTGTGAAAGGTGTTGGGGCGGCCATTGGGTTCTTAACAAGCCCGGTCGGTATTGCCATTATGGTTATTGCAGCGTTGGTCGCAGTCGGTGTTTTGCTGTATAAGAACTGGGATAAGATTAAAGCGAAGGCATCTGAGCTGTACCAGCGAGGATCTGAAGCATTCCAGAATCTGCAAACAGCAATCACCGAAAAAGCAAATGCCATCCGAGATAAAGGTAATGCTGCATTTAGTAACCTTGTGGAAGGGATTAAATCGAAATGCGGTGGCATCCGGGATACGGTTGTGAATGGTTTTGAAGCAGCGGTTGCCTATATTACATCTCTGCCATCCAGAGCGTTTACTTGGGGTTCTGATATTATCAGTAATATTGTAAACGGCATTACAAGCGGTATCGACCGTGTGAAAGCAGCGGCATCCAATATCGCATCTACTATCAAATCGTTTATCGGATTCTCTGTTCCCGAAACAGGCCCGTTGAGCAATTTTGAAACCTATATGCCGGATATGATTGACTTGCTGGTGCAGGGCATTACAAACGGTGAAGGACCGGTAGGTGCTGCGATTTCTAAATTGACAGCAAATATGAGTAGCCTTATCAGTTCCGGAACGGTGAGCGCAGCGACCAGAAGCGGTGTTTATAATAGCACATCCAACAGAAGCGTAACGCAAAATGTAAGCTTCAGAAATACGTTCAATGGTGAGCCTGCAGTGCAGAAAAATGCTTCCAAGGTAATGAATCAAGCATCCCATGATACAACTGCAGAGTTGGCTAGAGGATTGGCTTTCACGAGGTAGGTGAGAAGATATGCTGGCAAAACAGCCTGTAACTGTAAATGGAATTGAATTTGATGCGCTCATCAGTCAGGATTTGACGTTTGAAGCTACAACGCCTGAATATGCTGTGGAGAAGGGTTTTACTGTCAGCGATGCTGTTATCAAAAATGCTGAACAGCTTAGTATGGTTCTGTATCTGACTCCAACGCCTGTCACATGGTATAAAAAGCATGGTGGTGGACAGGAGAGGGTAAATGCCGTAATTGAGCAGTTGCAGGAACTGTACTTTAAAGCAGAACCGGTCGAGGTAGTAACCTCAGATACTGTGTTTAGCAATATGGCTATCATAAATATCTCATTCTCTAAGACGGTTGAAGCGGGATACGCAATGGAGATTCCGATTGCGTTCAAGAAAATCAGAATCACAGAAGCGAAAACAACGACGATTCCGGCAAGCTACGGAAAGAGTGGGAAGACGAAAGCGTCTGCCGGCAATGCAAATAAATCTTCTGGAACGAGTAAGGCTTCAGAAAGCAGTAATAGTAGTGGTAGTGGCAGTAGCGGTAGCAGCAGTTCAAGTTCAAAAACGAGCAGTAGCAGTGGGAAAAGTAATAAATCTTCGATTTTGTATGGTCTGGGAAAAAAGGCAGGACTGATATGATGGATGAGCAGGGGTGATTAGAATGGAGTACACCATAATCGAGGTGCCTGATATGAATGATAGCGTGTCGCGCATTGTTTTGAATGATACGGTCTATTTCATACGATTCACCTATAATGATACTGCCGATTACTGGAAGGTCAGCCTGTATGATGCACAGAATGAGCCGATTGTTCTGGGTATTAAAATCGTGCCGAGGTTTCCACTTAATACATTCTATCCGGTCAGTAAGTTGCCGGATGGGATTTTTGGTGTGATTACCCAGCTGGATCATGTTGGCAGGAATGATTTTGTTGAGGACAAAGCGCAATTTATTTTTTGCCCTCTGGAAGAGTAAGTTTTTTGAAATATGATGTTTTCGGGACAGTCTGCGGACAGTCCTTGGACAATCTGCGGACAATCCTCGGAGATTCCATTGGATATTTCAGAAAAAAGTGAAAATGCCGTAAAATGCCTAAAAATCAAGGTTCTCTGGCATTTTGATATATTTTTGTCCATTGGATAGTCCGCGGACATTCCATTGGACAATCCGAAAGGGTGTCCATTTGTAAATCCTGCTGAAAACGAAAAAATTGCAAAAATGCTCTGGTTTTTATAAATTACGCTTCTGCAAGTGAAAAATTCATGAAAATAGCAAAAGTGCGTAAAATGCCTAAAAATCAAGGTTCTCTGAGAGTGGCTGAATTTTGTCCGCGGACATTCCATTGGACAATCGGACGGAAATCCGCGAGTAACCGTAACCGTAACCATATATATTATTTAATAAATTAAATAATATATATATAAATATATGCTTTTCGTGTTCTGACAAACACAAAAAGCG